TACATAAAGGTTTATTTTTTCCATAGCCGGCGGATAAAGTTTTTAATACTGGCCCAGTTATCATGTACCAAGCAGAAGGATAGAAAGAAAAACATGAATTTTAGGAACGTCCATAGGCTACACCCGTTTGTAGTCTTTTCTTTTTCCTGGCTTTGTTGCTTAACGTCGGATTTACGGGTAACGGCTGTTTCCGTTTGACTGGTAGTTTCCTTATGATCCCGGAGGGAACTGCTTTGATTCTTTCCAGTTCTTTTTTCAGTTTTTCGGTTACTGAAATCAATTTCTTTAATTCTTCCGAGGCTGTCGTAGTCGATACGGATATGCGTACTATCTTCCCGGTAAACGTCAAGTACGTGCTCCTCATGGCTCGAATCTCTCCGCGCAAGTTCAATAACTCCGTCAGTAGTTGTTTGTTTTTCTTCTCCAGTTGCTTCTGTAACCGTTTTTCGTGTAACAGAGCGAGGAGAACGACAACCGTAAAAACAAGCTGCAAAACAAATAAGAATAAGTAGGTGTACGATTCCATGTCTCATAATTGATTTTAGTTATTAGTGTCGAAAGTGATAGATTTACGGTTCAGGCAATTTTTCACCCCGCAAAGAAACGGTTTCATGATATCCATTACGCGGGCGTTCTGCCTGATATCCTTTTCCATTTCGTTACATTTCTGCTGGAGTTCCCGGTACTGGCTCTCTACATCGTCGATCCGCTGTTTCAATTCCTTACGGTCATTCTTCATATCCTCAATCAGTTCCTGGTAAACCTCCTGTACTGACTTCATGGCGTCAGCTTCCGCCTGTTTACGGGTATACCGGAGAGTGAATAACCAAGTCAGGCCACCCGTGCAAAGAGCTGTAATAATCGCTGTAATTATCGTTTCCGTCATATTAGTAGAGTTGAAAATGTTACATTATAGTCCGGACGATACATACATGCGTCAAATAACCCGCCACGATCCCGGCCAGGTCTGCCAGAATATCCTTCCAGTCCCATTTATTACAGGGGGACATTTCATCCCCGTATTCCTTACCCAGTGAAGCACCCAGGGCAAAGGGAACACCATAATCACCCAACAGGGCACATATAGCGTAATTAATTCCGAAATGCTTCCATTTGTCCGTTCCTATTTTCATAATTTGAATCATTGGTTACTGCAAAGGTGGGAAGAACGGAAACGGACGAAAAGGACATAAAAAAGAGTGCCGGGAACCACCCCGGCACAAACAAACCCTAACCTGGGACTTAAACCCAACGGCTGCCTTTTCAGCCGGTATGCTAAATTGTTAATATTAAGGATTAGACAACTTTTCGATGTCTTTTTTCATCATACGTAATAATTGAATCCTTCTTAACACCTCATTTGTTGGTGTACTTTCATCTCCTTTCTCTATTAGGAAATCGATTAGGTCCTCAATAACTTCGATGTAACAAGCGGAAACCGGTTCCGTCTTAGTTTGCCACTGTGTCAAAATCTCGGCACTTTCATCTGTTATATGTGCGCCGTTTACTTCTATATCTTTCATAACAAATCTTTCATTAAACGTTTTTAATCGGTGTAGTCTCTAAGGTAGTGAAATCAATTATTCCGGCCTGCCGGTATATCCCGAGGGCGACTTTCCTAAACCGTTCGTAATTACGTCTGTCAATGGGCGATAACTGCCACCTCTTCATGTCTTTCATCAAATCCGGTATATTATTGGCACTATTATACAGACAGTTGTTTTTACCGTACTCGTGATGAAGTGATACAGACTGAAAATCACCGGAGAAAACAACCAACCGCAAACGTTCAAGTTCAAGGAAAGCAAACTCATTGTTAACCTTCTCCACCTTATAGGCTCTTAATTCAATGGAAGGCGTGCCGTATTCACGTCTAACGAAAAATAGGATATCAGGATTATTTGTATTCATTTGGCACCTCCTTTTAAGTCTTCTAATTTAATATGTGAAATACTTGTTATACTTTCCAGTACCCCGTCGCATACACTTTTAACCCTTAATCCGCGGGAACCGTCTTTCTTGGGTAAATTCAGGTGATAATACGGGCGATTCCTCCAGAATGTAATCCGGAAAATCCAGCCACGAACTTTAAAAGTAGCATTGCTTATTTTATAATCAATCTGTATCAGATCACCCGGTTTAAATTTACTTTCTTGTAGAAACATTTCCTGTATTTCTTCCTTTTCCTTCTTTATTTCCTCAATCCTTTTATCATTGTTTTGTAATTGAGTAAGTAACACTTGCTGATATTCAGTATATATCATTCGGCACCTCCTTTCTTTTCTATCTGGGGACGCTCTGAAAACCTATATATTCTTTTAACCCGGTAAATGAAAAAATAGGCTACAGGCTTGTCACAGCCGTTATTATGTGTTTTAGTGTCCTGATCTATATGAATAAACCCGCTACCGGAAGATATTTTCAGCGGCATTGTTTTAGGGTATTTCTCGTTCAGCTCCTTTACCTTTGCTTCCAGTTCAGTTTTAAAAGCATCAAAGGAAATTTTATCAGGGCAAAGCGTATTACCAAACTGGTTTGCAAACTCTGCCATTTCAGCACATTTTCGGTTCTGTGGCTTATATTCGTTAAGCTCTATAAAATAAGATATCATTTTCGGCCTCCTTTCCTCGCTTTCTTGGCACGACACACACATATAACTGCACCAATGACAGCCGGTGGATAGATAAAAGTAAGACAGAAACAAGCGATAGCAGATAAGTAATAAGCCCCAGAAGTTGAACAAACAGTACATTCATGTTTCGGTTCCTGAAAATAACGATGTTGGATTGTGTTTACGTCCGTGCTACCAGTACGGAACGAAGGTACATAGCTTGTACCGGATTGAAATTCATTTTTCATAACGGTGTTAATTTTGACTATTTTACATGGGAAAGGCGGTTACCATTTCCCCTAATTCGTCAAAATTAACACCGCAAACCGTCCGAAGATCGGGTTATAAGTTTAGGGAAAGGCAACCGCCTTGTATTAAACAAGCACTTATCGGGCATAAAAAAAGCCCGTTATTTATTCGAGCCAATAACCGAGACTCACCGGACCGCACCAGCGGTGTTAACTTTGACAGGGGCAAATGTCGGCA